TACACCTGCTGTTACTGAAGCGGTTTCAAAAGTCCTGTCTGCCCATTTGGTCGGAGCTCTGTCCTCCAAAACTCTGAAAACAGGGTCGTCAGTTGGCATTTTACCAACAGCATTCAGATACGCAAAAAAAGGCGTTTCCTGAGGTGCTAACTTATATACCCTATCACCAAAATTATGTCGTCTTCGCTGACCATGTTTGGGAGCGACAGTTGAATCTGTGTACGCAATTAAATTAGCGTCATATGATTTTAAACTTGCCATTATAGTTCTCCTTTAATGTCATTTTAATTAGTGATTAAATAATTCGGGTCCTGTTAGTAGCTGACATTATTCTGTTCCAAGTTTCATCAGTCTCATCAACTGCTGGTGGTTGCTCACCTTGAAGAACTCCCGCAGAGGTTGGCTCTTTAAGGTTTCGTCTAACCTTGTCAAATTCTCTTGGACCAGAAGCATTTTGCAAAGTATTAACTCTGCCATCTGCTGCTTGCCACATACTGACCAGTTTATCAGTACCCAACTCACTCAATGGTTTATTCGCAAAAGCATAAAACCTTTCTTTTTCTTCTGCGCTTAACCCTTGTTGAGTAAGTTCATTATCAAACTCTTGCAATCTTTTATCTACATGCATCTTGTCCTCAATATTCTTCTGACTGGAAGCCACAGCTTTCGCTATATTAAGTTCTTCCATTTTTTGTCTGAATTGATATGATTCTGAGTTCGGGTCGTTATAAGCTTCCCAGGGATCAAAACTCTCAGGGGGTGCAATAGCTTCCTCTTGTTGAACTTCTGGTTGTGGTTGTGAACTTAATTTCTCAAGTTCTCCTTTCAACTTTTGGTTCTCTGCATACATCTTATCTTTTTCAGATTGATAGTATTTAGCAGATTGCTCCCAATCCTGTTCGGGTAATCCCTTTTCTTGCTCTGCACTCTCTGGGCTAACAGCTTTCACTGTCTCCTGAGTCTCAGCCTGTGCGTTATCTTGCTGTTCTTCATTTGCCAACATCTCCAATTCTGTTAAATTAGCGTTGTTGTCACCTAAGTTAGTAATATCAGCCATTATGATGTCTCCTTTTGAGCTTTACCTTTAGCTTGTTGTTTGGCAATCTGTCCTTCGGACTTAACTACCTCGTTCATTTTACTTATTGCAACTTTCGTATCAGCTTTAGTTTGAGATTTTAAACTTTCAAGCTCTGCTTTGTATTTTTCAACTTCAGTTCGTTGCCTTGCTGAAACTGCCTCTCTCCTAGCTGTTTGTAAGTCGCCACTTAAATCTTTAATTTGTGATTCTTGCTGTTGTAGTTGTTGTTGCATCTGTGCAATTTCATCCATTCTCTGCAAGACACCTTCTTTATCAAATACTTCAGTTTTCTTCAATGCTTCAGTCCTATCAATCAATCCCATCTGAAAGGCTTCCATATAAATTTGCCACTCTGCCCACTTATTACTAGGCATAGTTGAATTACCTACAATGCGAATATCATAGTCTCCAACATGTAATTGATTTTCCCTTGCTGTAATAGCTCCAGTTTTATCATCATATAATTTTTTGTTAACAGTATAATCAGTTAAATTATTATTAGCATTTACTATAGAGAATGTTTTTTGAAAATCATAATGTTTTTTTGACAGGTTATAAACTACCTTGCCAAGTCTTCTTAGGGACCCTTCAATATCTCTTAATTTACTCTTACTTCTTCTTTGTCCAAAATCTTCTAACTGCATTGTAGCCGATGCTGTTCTAGGAGCTTGTTCAGTATTACCTTGCTGCATTTCATATATGCCCATATTTAAATCAATATACCTTTCAGCCTGTTGAGGCAAATGTAATATTGACTGACTAATAGGCTGAGGTGAGGGGAAGTGCGGTTCTCCAAAAGAGGCATCATATTCGATAGTCGCATTAGGATTTGCCCAATCTTTTTCAAGTTGTTCAATATCCTGAACCGAGCCTTGTGGTATTAGGAGTTTCAAACCAGCCGATGACTGAGCATGGGCAGTAAGGAGTGAGTGCATCTTATTTAAGAACCTTTGCATTTCCTTCCCCTTCCTCACATCTGACATTGGATAGGGAGTATTAGTCCAAATATTTGGAGCAGGAACTACTGGGTAAATATCAGTATTTAATATTTTTTGATAAAGTATAATTTGACCAACACAAGCAGTTTCTCTAACTCTTGTTTGCATAACTTCAACATATTCAATTTCCCCCAGATTAATTGCAACTTCCATCTCTGGATTTTTATCAATCATCTTTTTAAACTTATCATGCTCAACAATTACTTCTTTCTGTGGTTTTTCTCTTTTATCAATTAGTCTAAAATATGGAACTTTTATTTTATCGAAATGAGACATAACTCTATATTTCTCTTTTCCAGCTGCTCCCCATTCTGAGTCCTTAATTACATCTGGAGTAAAAGCTTGGCTAATTGATGTATTCATATCCGAGGTTGGATAATCCTCGTCCTGCCATTGTAAACCTTTATCAATATACTCAATCATTGGTTTATCAAAGCCCTCAGGGACATCAGTTAATTCTCGATATTGATTTAATAATTGTCTCTTGCTGAAAATAGTTGATAGAATAATTCCATCTGAATCATCAAAATATCTATGTCTAGCATTAGGGGATACATAAACTCTAAAAGGGTCCACCCAAGTAAACTTAACTTCGCCTCTTCCATAGTCAGCTTCTGCGTCAGTATAAGCATAAAAGTAACCTAAACCTGTGGTAGCATAATCATGTACTACTTGTTTGAATACTTCATTACCATCTGATATATCCCAAACATATTCTAAGAGTCCATTCCAAACACTAGCTAATTGGGTATCACTATCTTCTCTTGGGTATGCCCTGAAAGATGGTGGTTTAGATGTGATAATAGCTTTGAACTGTTCTATGGCAGAATATAGTCTATCAGCGACTACATTACTTTGATTAACAGAACTCAGTTCATCAGTTTCTTCTTTAGTCCAATGATTGCCTAAGTAGAAATCAACATCTTCTCTAGCTTGTGTATCCCATTTTTTTCTAGAATCACTCCAGTTCTTGAAGACTTCCTGCATCTCCTTAGCTCTGGCATCTGTAGGTATTCTATTTGCCATCTATTTATTTCTTCTCATAACTTTATCTTTAGCAGTTCTTTTCTTTTTCTGTGCTTTCTTGACAGCATTTCTCTTTCTAATCTGTGCCCTGTTTCTAGAATCTTGTGTTTTTGTCTTATGGGCATGTTTAACATGTTTTGCAACTTTAATTCCAGCCCTAACCGCAGCTTCACCTGAAATAACCTTAGTAATTGTCTTTGCTATCTTTTTGCGATTCGACTTTTGGGTTTTCTTAGATACCTTGCTCTTTGGAAGTTTCTTTCTTTTTCCTGGGTTTACTTTCGCCCCAGTCTTTGGACTTGTGTATGACATTATAACTCTCCTAATAAGGTTAATAAGATAGATGTAAATATAAACACATTATAAATACATATGCAAGTTAGATTCTGCCACCTGTCATCCAGTTATAAACCTTGTTAATTTTCCTCTCCTGCTTCTTCTCTCCCCTGAATTGACCTCCAGGTTTTTGGTGTCCCTGCGTAAACTGAGTAGACAACCAGAAAGCATCAATTATATCATCATGTGCTCCTTTAGGGAAATCCAAAAGCTCATCAACAAAAGTATTATGTTCTCTTTTTAAATGAGCAGCCTTTTGATTAAACAATGGCTGTAGTCCCTCAAACAATCTTACCTTCTTTTTCTGGGTGTATCCCTTAATGCCTTTTTCAATCCCAGGAAGAAACTGACCACGCTTCTTAGACTCTTTCATAATGTAGTCTCTAAGCATTTCTTGATAGGCTATGGTTTCAATATTAATTCTGCGTATTGGAGAATACTGCTTACACATTTTGAATATCTGTTCTGCACAATCCATAGGCAAAACTCTCTCCCTCCAGTATTCTATAACATAGTAATCATGTTCTGAAGTGACTCCGACAACCATAATAACAGAATAATCCCTATGGTCAGCAACAGAGGAAGCAGGGTCAACACCAATATATATATTAATATACTCCATTTTCCCATCGGTTTTAATATACCAACTACCCTTTTCTTCATCGAACCTAACACTGCCCTCGTAGAAGGCATCTGTGATATTTTTCTCTGAGAATACTGCATCATCTGGACTCCTTGCTTGATTCATATACTCTTGGTAAAACTTGGCAGGTGTACCAGAATCAATATAGAATTGCTTTCTATTCTCTAGCTTTGCCAATGACCATCTGGATTCCCAAATAGGCTCACCATTTTCTATTGCTTTTTTTGTGTATACAGACCAAGCATAGTCACTTCCTTCTTTCTTTGCTTTTGCATAGCCTGTAATAATATTATTTAAGAAACTATCCCAATGTACAACAGTTCCATTACACCATAAGAAACCGCCCTTGTCAAAATCAATAGCAGGGTAGACAGCAGCAGTTACCCAATTCTTCATATTATGTCTCGAATCAGGAGTTTTAGTATTTAGCTCTGATTCAAAGTCATCAAGTATGATTCCAGTATATCTGGTAGAATATTGCTTCTTTCCACGAAGTCTTTGACTAGCACCTTTACCTAGCATTCTACATCCATTAGACAGGACAATTTCATTCTTTGTCCACTTCTTTCCTTCTAAGTCACCAAAGTAATAATGAATAGCTGGATTAGTTTCAATGTGATTTTGGACCCAGGCGATGTTATCAATAGCTTGGTCTTGTGCCTCACCTACCCAACAAATAAATTCAGGTTCTGCATCAGGTTCTTTAAATAGGAATCTATGCAGCACACCTGCTGCACCAAGAGTTGATTTCGCATGGTCACGAGGTAGTACCAAAGCAAGTTGCTGTACTTTTTTATCTAATAATAGTTTACCAACTTCATTATGAAATGGAGGAGTAGAAGTAGCGAGAAAGTCCTGTGGGGAAAACATCTTTCCAAATGTGATAAGGTCATTATAAGCAAGTAAAAGAAGTTCTTCATTTTTAGACACATTACCATTGGCTGGTCCACCTAGATTTAAATTAGCCATTATTTCTTTTTTCGTTTACCCCAAGACAGAGGATTTATATTAAGTTCTTTCTCATAGAAGTTTACCTTCTCTTCTAGTTGCTCTCTCTGTAAAGTCTCTTCCACGATGTGTTTACCCAGCAAGTCCCCAATCTTAGAATCAGCTGTAAACATCGCTTCTTCAAGTTTTCCAAGTCTAGACTCAATACGCCAATAACCATAAACAAGCATACCAACCAATACCAAGAGTTGCCCGAGCCATTTGATGTTGATAGAAATAACAGCATTATCGTCAACCAGAGTCCCCTTGTAGCTGCGAGCAGTTTGTACTTCTTCAGCCACCTACCTGTTTCCATACTTATTATGTTGAGCCTTCTTTTTAGTGTCCCGAAATGATTTCTTGAATTTCTTATCATCAAGAAACTTCTTTCTTTGTTTCCAGTTGTTTTTATTTTTTTTCGTAGATTTCAAAATGGGGAAGGTCATTAAATTTATTGTCCTTAACTTGGGTGTCTCTATCCCAGTCCCCTCCCCAGCGAACATTTATATTCATTTGGGAAGCGATGCCAAGAACAAACCCAGCAAAATATCGAAATCTGTCGAGGTCCTGCCAATCTACTGGGTATGGACATACATCCACAGCAGTTGAAGGATTAGCATTATGTCTGCCATTTGGGAACTTCACTTTCGAGAAACCCTCATGGAACGCTTTATCCTGCTCCTCCTGTGCCCGATGCCCACAGATGACAGTGCAGTCAAAGTATTTAACCACCTCTTCAAAAAGTGCAACTAATTCGGGACTACAAGATTTAAGGTTTGTTCTGGACCGCTTTCCAAATTTTGGCATTAT